ATATACCTAGCGGTTAAAGATTGGAGAACAAGGTGAAACTAACCAAGAGGAAAAGAGTTAAGAATGTTGACAGACCATTGTCAACATATTACAAGATATGGCAAGAGGTGGAGTCGCTGTCTATAGATGGTAAGCGTTACCCTCTTGAAGCTGGTCGTATCATTAAGGTAAAGGGTGAGCGTGGCATACATAAGGTCATGTCTATTGTGCAACACAAGGACACGGGAGCTTATGAGGTGCACACTTATTGGCAGTCGTCCAAGTTTCTGACTGACACAACACGTGCACAGTTAAGGTGTATCCGATTAGAACATATCAAACATATAACAGGAGAGGTGAGTAAGTAATGAACAACAACGACAAGCTAGACATAGCGTGTGCCTACGTTAACCTAGAAGATGCCATTGATTTGTTAGGTCAGTATTGGTCAGGAGAAACTCAGCATTACTATGTGACGTTCAATCGTACCGATATTGAGAAAGCAGAAGAACACATACATGACGCTATGCGTTTATTAGATGAGTTCTTTACTGAAGCACATAAGGAAGTTATTGAAATGGGGAATGAGTAATGACAGAAGATTGTCATGTTGGAGAATGGATCGTTGATCTATCCTCTATAGTTATCAGTAACGAAACATACCAAGAGTATTTCGTTAACGACGACACATGGGAGGAGCAGCAACGCCGGTTCTTTAATGACGTAGCTTTCTTCCCTAACGGAATGTTAGATATAGCACAAATAGTAGAAGGATTTGAGAATGATTAACTTAGAGAAAGATGATAAGGCAGAAGGACCAGTACAGTATGAGACACCGGAAGATCAGCCACACTTAAAAGGTGTGTATGATTGTGTGAATCTTATTAACAAGATGTTCTTTGAGGAAGGGAAAGCATCTCAACAATGGAAAGTGACAGACTAATGTCAACTGATGGGTATGATAGACTAGATGATATGCAGTTGCAGTCAGCTCTATTCTTTATCAATGAGGATATCCCCTCTCCTTTTCTTTCACCGACAGAGGATAATCCTTTTCTCGGATTTGTTAGGGAGCTAGACTTTGATGCAGCAACAGTCGCACACATGGATCAAGCCGCAGCCCAGTGGCGTGACTTGTTCCCTGATGCAACGATGAAGGAAGCTATGATGTTCATGGCTGGTGTCCTGTCCTTGTTCTATTGGACGGAGTGGCGGTGTGCTGATGGAGAGAATGACATCATGCTGTCAACTATGCAAGTGATGGATGCGATAGGCGAGGATGCAACTAGGTTATGTTCGCAAGCATGGGAGGTTATACGCCGTAATGTTGAAGGATAAATGGTTGCAAGATGCAGGGTGTAAGGAGTACAGCACTGATGATTTCTTTTCGTCACAGCATAAGCGTATGTCTCCAAGAAAAGCGGCGCATGCTTTAGCTATCTGTGCTAAGTGCACTGTGATAGATGAGTGCGCCCGTGATTTAGTAGAGGTGGGGAACATGAGAGATATGTACCCTCACCAGATACGAGCGAACCGTAGACTATGGATTAAGGAAGAGGTTGAGTCGTTACCTTTGGAGTTATTAGATGAGCGGTAACGGGCGGGGTGTAGTTTCTTTAGGTGAGGGCACACATAAACGTGAGCTTGTCTTGTCTCTGTTAAGACAGGGGCACACACGAGGTGAGGCAGCAGAGATAGCTGGCGTGCATCGTGCTACCTTATGGCGACAGCTACGACGTGATGCTGAATTTCTTGACGATGTAATGTCAGCCGAGCAAGAGGCGTTGGACCCTAAGTTCCTGTTGTTAGAGGAGTGGATCAACGACGACGGTATCTCTATTAAAGATAGACACAACATGCTTAGAACTTTTTTACAATACAAGCACTTGGATCAGAAGAATGATGTTACAATTAAGCATCAACACACGCACGAGCTTACGGTTGGAGGAGATCAACTAGATAGGGTTCTTGCCTTACAGCAGGAATTGGAGCAGCGTGCGTTGGGTCAACCAGAAGAGATAGTTATAGAGGTAGAAGATGACTGAGAAAATAATTAACAGAGCACATGAAGCAACGGACAGGGCACGAGTGGTAGCTAAGGCGGCTGTCACTTGGATAGCTAGTGTCGTGGCTGTGCTACAATACGTACTAACACAGGACGTTCTGATGGACTACCCTACGGTAGTTCAATATATCGGGCAGGCTGTCGCTTTACTTGGCGGTGTTATAGCTGTCATAAGACGTGTCACTCCGGTAAGTAAAGATGAACGTGGCATAATGACCTACTAGGAGAGACAATGGAAGGAACCGTTCCCCTATGATTCCAGATTTTAAATTACATTTGTTGGGTAGTAATCCAATAGATGACCCTAAACAATTTGACACTTGGCTGTCAGAACAAATACAAGATCGCACACCTTTAGCTATAGATACGGAGACTATCGGGCTAGAGTGGTGGCGTCCCAACTTTACTCGTATGGTCCAGATAGGCAACCAGAGTGAGGGGTGGGCTATTCCCGTGAGCTGGTACGGGAAAGTCATTGACCATGCTCTGTCAAGAATAACCGAGAGCCGTCTACCTGTAATCATGCACAACGCTAAGTTTGATATGCATGCATTAGAGTCTGATGGATTCACGGTACCCTCTTGGGAGACGGTACATGACACGATGGTGCTACACCATCTCGTCTCGCCCCATAAAAGCCACGCCTTGAAGTCTATCGGGCGTGAGCTTTTAGGGGAGTGGGCTACGTGGGGGCAGGCAGCGTTGAAGGATGTCATGTCTAGGAACAAGTGGACGTGGGGTACTGTGCCCGTTGATAACAAGTACTATTGGGGCTACGCTGTGATGGATACGATCATGACTCGTAAGATCTTTGATGAGTTATATGAGCATGACACTATTAAGAAGGCAGCTTACGAGAGGGAGATGGCGTACACGGCGGTGATGTACAGGGCAGAGAGGCGTGGCTTATTGATAGACGATAAGTACTGCCGTGACCTGCGTTCAGAGTGGACGGTGACTATGGAGAACTTGTCCTTGTGTTTACAGAATGCTGGTATTAAGAACCCTAGTAGTGGACCTCAGGTTGAGGCAGCATTGCGTGACTTGGGGTGGACGCCTGAAGATTTTACAGACACGGGGCATGCTCAGTTAGATAAGCCGGTGCTGTCCCGATTGATTGAGGCGGGTGGTGCGTTAGGCACACACGCTAGTCAGTTGTTAGAGTACAGAAGATTACGCAAGTGGACATCCACTTATCTTGACACGTTTCTGTCAAACCAAGATTCGGAGGGGAGGGTGCATCCATCTATAAGGACAATGGGCGCTCGCACTGGCAGGAGCAGCGTCACTGATCCGCCTCTCCAAACTCTACCGCATACCCCGCACATACGTAGGGCTGTTGTCCCTGATGAGGGGAACGTGCTATGCACAGCAGACTATAGCGGGCAGGAGTATAGGATACTTGCCTCGTATAGTGGGGATGATGCATGGTTGCATGAGTTCAGGCATGGTTCGGGTGACCCACACCGTATGGTTGCTGACATGTTGGGGGTTAGTCGGGATCAGGCTAAGACTTTTAACTTTGCTATGGTGTACGGGGCTGGTCCTAAACGTTTAGCTGAGGGTACAGGTTTATCTGAGGCTGAGGTTAAGGGATTTCTTAGGCACTATAAGCAGAGGTTCCCCTTAGTTGACGTGTTCTTGTCAAACGTAGAGAGGGCAGGGGGTGTGCGTTTAGCTAATGATGGTGAGGCTTTTGTCCAGACGAGGGGCGGGCGTAAGGTGGTGGCTAATCCAGATCAACTGTATGCTTTAACTAACTATCTTATTCAGGGGTCAGGGGCAGACGTCCTTAAAGAAGCTACGTGTAGGTTAGATGCTGTCGGGTTGGGGGATTACATCCTGTTACCTGTGCATGATGAGTTGTTGTTTGAGTTTCCTGAGGGTGAGTACGATACGCTAAGTAAAGAGGTTGAGGATGTGATGACTAATAATAATTGGTTTACGTTGCCGATAGTGGCGGAAGCAGATGGACCGTATAAGAATTGGGGAGAGAAATATGTTTGATAGATTACCGTTAGACTCTGAGATAGTTATAGCGCTAGATGTGGGTAAGGTCACGGGTGCGGCGGTGTGGTTGCATACGATACCTGATGAAATACTAGTTACGGAGATACCAACCCGTTATGCGGTGCGTGATTTCATTAAGGATGTGTACGAGTCTGACTATAAAATGTCAATAGTTTGTGAGAACTTTGTTATCTCTCAGCGTACCATTAAGACAGCCCAAGATCCTAATGCTTTACGTTTGATAGGTTGGTTAGATCTTTGGTGTGAGGAATTTGGTGTCCCCTTTACATTGCGTACGGCGGCGTCTGCTAAGTCCTTTGCTACTGATGATAAGCTGAAGGCATTGGATTGGTTTAACCGCACACCGGATGGGCACGCTAATGACGCTGCCCGACACATGCTGGTGGAGGTGCGGGCTAACTACCCTGAGATATTTAACACTCACCTTATACCTAAGTTAGCTAAGATTCTCCTATGATTAAGCTACAGGTGGTGGGCGATAAGATGATAGCGGATGCCTCGCCCCGTGAGGCGGGGATAATGCGGGCGGTCACTGGCACACGGTATCTAAGGAAGCACAACGTGTGGGAGATGCCGGTCACGTTGGTGCAGTTCGCTGCCATACGTGGCTTAGCGGGGCTAAACTTATACGTAGATGACAGCGCCTTACGGGCAGAGAATAGGTTGAAACTGTTAGCTAAGAGGCAGCTAGATATTAAGGATAAACATGACAGTATAGTGTCAGAACCTGACTTGTACCCGTTTCAGAATGCGGGTGTCCGGTTTCTTGGAGCAGGTAAACATGTTTTGTTAGCGGATGAGATGGGCACAGGCAAGACAGTGCAGGCTTTAGTGGCTACTAAGTTACGTGAAGGGTTCCCTTTGCTGGTGGTGTGTACTAATTCAATGAAGCACAAGTGGGCAGAGGAGATAGAGAAGTG